CAATACCCCTGAGAACGGTTCTGCTTTGTTTAAATCTCGTACCATAGGCACTGACAACACCACATTGGATAGAACTATACCAGCAGATGGCGTTCTGTTTGAAGATGGCATGTCAGTCAAATATACGATAGCTACCATAGACATGATGACGTTCTTCCATGGCTAGACGTAAAGGCACAATGAAGGGCCATACGATTGGTGGCGGACATAAGCGCCCCACTAAATCTGGTGCTGGAATGACTAAAAAGGGGGTTGCTAAATATCGTAGAGATAACCCCGGCAGTAAGTTAAAAACCGCAGTTACTGGTAAGGTAAAGGCTGGTAGTAAAGCTGCAAAACGGCGCAAGTCATATTGCGCTCGTAGTGCAGGACAAATGAAAAAGTTTCCGAAGGCTGCTAAAGATCCTAATTCAAGACTGCGGCAGGCAAGGAAGAGATGGAAATGCTAGATGCCGTACTTACAGTCCAATATACCATACTTCAAGGCTTGGGTTCGTAGAGAATACACCAAGAACTTAGAAGAGTATCACGGCGAGTTTCTACATGCCATGGTTGTTGCTGTAACCACTATGCCCAACCGCACTCTTAGCTTTCAGGTTATCTTCACAGGGTGTGAGTCAGATGACACTGACGAGCCTAACGTACATGGCGGTGCAATGTGGGCTAGGATGCCCCTCACAGCGCTTGTAGCAGACACACCGTACGAAGAGTGGCCTACAGAGCTACCACCCTACCTAGCGCAGCCTTGGGACTGTATGTCCCACTATCATTCAATATACAAGATTGAACGAGCATCGCCCGCGCCTTGGATAGCCAAGGTAGATGGTGAGTTCTACCCTGCGAAATATTACTTTACTGTCGATTACACAGACAGTGAGATTGCAGATGATCCAGCACAACACAAACAAAGCCATGTGCTTGAATTGTTAGATGCTGGCGAGTTTACAGGTAACATGGTAGCGTTACCTAATAATCGGGTGCGGGTTACGCATCCTGCGTGGTTTGAAACGGGCGAAGGCGCTCCAGACTTCAGACCAAACCAGCACAGCTACAACTCAAAAGAAGATGTAGGCTATGTGTGGGATACTAACCGAGTGTTCAACAATTTGTATAAGGATGAGTCTGATGACTGACAATAAGACAATGAAGAAGGGCATGAAAGACCTGATGAAGAAGGGTCTTGGTAAAAAGAGTCCCGATAGCAAGGTAAAAGACCTAGATCTCAGCATGTTTGACAAACTGCCAAAAAAGGCTGCTGGTGGCATGATGAAGAAAAAAGGCTACAAGATGGGTGGCATGACCAAAAAGGGCATGGCTGCTGGTGGTATGATGAAGAAAAAAGGCATGGCCAAAGGTGGCATGACCAAGAAGGGCTACAAGAATGGCGGCAAGGTCCGTGGTGTAGGTATAGCTTCTAAAGGTTTTCGTCCTGCAAAAATGGTCATGATGTCCAAAGGTGGTAAAAAGGGTGGTAAGAAGTAGTGACAAAACGTAAGGATCCCAAAGTTGGCACAGGAAAAAAACCAAAAGGATCAGGACGTAGGCTCTATACTGATGAAAACCCTAGAGACACAGTTGGTATTAAATTCGCTACTCCAGCAGATGCTCGAGCGACAGTCGCAAAAGTTAAGAAAGTTAGAAAGCCTTTTGCAAGAAAAATTCAAATCCTGACCGTAGGTGAACAAAGAGCCAAAGTGATGGGTAAAACCGAAGTCGCAAAGATCTTTCGCCAAGGCAAAGAAAGCATAAGAAAGGCTAAAAAATGAACGAGTACATGGGTTTTGGTGAGCTTGAAACAAGAGCAAGACGTGGTGATAAAAAAGCTATCGCAAAAATAAAAAAACAGAAAGACAAGCTCAAAAGGGCTGACAAATTTGATAGAGTAATCCGCAACAAAAAAGATATGACTGACGATCAAAAGATGAAGGTCATGGATTATGTAGGAAATAATATTTTTACAGAGAATGAAGTAAAACTCAAAAAGGGCGGTAAGGTTCGTGGCCGTGGTGGGTTAGCTAGGAGAAAACGTAATGCCTAAAGACGCTTGTTACCACAAAGTAAAATCTCGCTACAAGGTTTTCCCGAGCGCGTATGCTTCAGGGGCTATTGCGAAATGCCGAAAAGTTGGTGCTGCTAATTATGGCACTGGTGGCAAAAAGAAAAAGAAGAAAGCCACTGGGGGAGTTGTACAACTCTCTGGTGGTGGTATGGCTAGAAGAAAACGGGCTGCTCGTAACCCCAACATAGCTAGAGGTTGTGGTGTAGTCCAAGAGAATCGCCGCAAAGTTACAAAGTACGTGTGAGGCTTTTATGGCGGTACGTAAAACTAAAAAAGGACTAGCGCTAAAGCGATGGTTTAAAGAGGATTGGAAAGATGTACGCACTGGCAAAGCGTGTGGCCGACAAAAGGGTGAAAAGCGTGGAACTCCTTACTGCCGCCCTTCCAAACGGGTTTCTTCAAAAACTCCAAAAACGTCGTCCGAAATGTCGTCCTCTGAAAAAAGAAAACGTATTAGCCAAAAGAAACGACTTGGACAACCAGCAGGTAAGCCAAGACGAGTAGAAGCAGCTCGCCGGAAAAGGAAGAAATAGATGGCAACGTCAGGCACCACCGCATTTGATATGGATTTCACTGAAATCGCTGAAGAGGCGTGGGAGCGTGCTGGACGTGAGATGCGGTCTGGGTATGATCTTCGCACTGCTCGCAGATCCATGAACCTGATGACTATTGAGTGGCAGAATCGCGGTATCAATATGTGGACTATTGATAGCGGTACAATTTCAGTTACTGCAGGAACAGCACAATATAGCTTGCCAGCAGACACTGTAGATCTGCTTGACCATGTAATTCGCACTAATGCGGGTAATGCTGCAACCCAATCAGATCTTACCATAAGTCGTATTGGTGTTAGCACTTACGCGTCTATCCCTAACAAGTTAACAACTGGTAGGCCAATCCAAGTGTTTGTGGAAAGGTTAGCGACACCTAGAATAAACCTGTGGCCTGTGCCGGATACTAGCTATACGTTTGTGTATTTTAGGATGAGAAGAATAGAAGATGCTGGCAACGGAGTGGAGACAGCGGATGTTGTCTATCGTTTCCTGCCTTGCCTAGTGGCAGGGCTGGCGTATCACATAGCCATGAAGGTGCCAGAGCTAGCTGGAAGGATTGATATGCTAAAAGTCGCATACGATGAGCAATACAATCTGGCTGCGGGCGAAGATAGAGAAAAGACTTCTGAGCGGTATGTGCCTCGGGTTGCTAGGATTTAACTATGTCGAGTAGGTTTGCATCAACAAAACGAGCCATCGCAGAGTGCGATATATGTGGATTTCAATACAAACTAAAAGAATTGAACAACATAATAAGAAGAGGTAACGATACTAACCTAAAGGCATGTTATGAATGTTTTGATGGCGATCACCCACAAAATGAGTTAGGTATGTATCCTGTGCATGATCCACAGGCTATAAGAGATCCTAGACCAGATTTTGCAGGTTATGCAGAAAGCAGAGCATTAAAATACACAGGGTCTTTGGATAATAAATTAGAGTTCGTAATGACCGCATCTTTGGGTTCGGTCACAGTATCAACTTCGTAGGAAGTACAATGGCAATAACGAGGGCAAACATGGGCAAGCAAGTAGGAACACCACCAAGCAAAAAAGGTTTTTCTATGTTACCAGAAGCGGTGCAAGAAAAGATGAGTCCAACACTAGCTAAAAAGTATAGCGGTGGCGGTGCTGTAAGATCCAAAGGTGCAGCCAAGGGCGGTATTAAGATACGTGGGGCAGGAGCAGCCACTAAAGGCTTTATGGCTCGCGGTCCTATGGGGTAAGTTATGAACTACACAAGTTTAAAGGCAAATGTAGAAGATATCTGCGAAACAACGTTTACTGCAGATCAACACGCATTGTTTGCGCAGCAGGCAGAACAACTAATCTTTAACTCTGTTGAACTGCCAGCACTGCGTAACGTAGATAGCGGGCCTTTAACTGCGACCAATAAATTGTACACTGTCCCTGATGGGTATCTATACACCTACAGTCTGGCTGTAATTAGCAGTAGCACTAGCACTTACTTGTTAAATAAAGATCTAAATTTCTTGCGTGATGCTTTCCCTGTGAATACTAGCGCAAAGTATGGGCTACCTAAGTTCTATGCACACCATAGCACTGTAGGATCTGTCGTAAAGTTGATGTTGGCTCCTACACCAGATCAAAATTACGAGATTGAACACGTATATGCGAAGTATCCTACGTCAATAGTGTCTGCTGGCGGAACTTACTTAGGTGATAACTTTGATACCGCGCTTCTAAACGGCACACTGATGGAAGCAGTACGTTTTCAAAAAGGCGAAGTTGATGTGGTTGCCATGTATGAAAAACGA